GTTCGACAGCGACAGCGAGAAGCTCTCCGGCGAGATCAGCGCCGCCAGATCACTCGCCAGCACCAAGTTGCCCACGGTGTTGTTCGACGTGAACAGCGAATTGGTGCCGTTCACCACGCCCAGCTGCAGCGCGCCGTTGAACGTGCCGTCGAGGTAGTTGAACGTCCCCGCCTGATTCGTCAGCGCGAAGGTGCCGACGAACGGCTGGACCCAGAGCACGCCCGCCGCCGTCGCATCGCCCGTGCTGTTGGCCGTGAACGTCAGCAGCGCATCCGGGTCCAAGCCCCCCGCAAAGATCTGCGTGATGTTCACGTCGGTGCTGATCGTCAGCGTGGTCGTGCCGTTGCCGTTATCCGTCGCGACGAACTGCTGGGTGTTGATGTTGCCGAACGAGGTGATCGTTGTTGCCCGCGCTGCCGCTGGCAGAGCCAGCAGGGCCAGCAGCGCGAGAGCCATCAATCGACGCATGGGGAGCCTCCTACTTGTCATCGAGGCGTGACACTTCGCACGCCAACCACGCCGTGTCCGAGTAAATCAGGATGTCGTCGCCCGCCTCATTCCTGAAGACGAGCGACCCGTTGTGGACGAGCACTTCGTGCGCGGTGACATCGCGCTCGCTGCCGTTGCTCAGGACGACGTGGTAGACGCGCATGGCCCTAGAGGGGGTTGATCTCGGGCGTCTCTTCGCCCTCGCCGGTCGGGGGCAGCGTGTTGTCAGGCCGCGCGTCGCTGGGCTTGTAGGCCCACACCCAGCCCACGCCGGGCACGAACGCGTAGACCCAGCCGCCCTCGGGGTGCTGCGCGGGCAGGTTCACCGGGTAGCCGGGCTGCGCGGGCGGCGTCGGCAGCGTGTTGTCGGGATACCCAAACCCCGGTCCCCAGATGCCCAGCGGCGGCTGCGGGATGCCGGGCGGCAGCACGATGGGGTGCGACGGGAACGGCGGCAACCCCTGCGAGGGATACGGCGGCTGACCCGGCAGGCTGTTGTCGGGGAACGGCGGCAGACCCTGCGACGGGTAGGACGGGTGGTAGATCGGGTGCGACGGATACACGGGCGGCTGCGTGCCCGGTCCCCCCGGCCCCCCGGCCCACGGCGGTTTCGGCTGCGGCTGCGGCAGCGAGTTGTCAGGATACGGCGCGTCGCCGAGGAACGTGATGAGCGCAACGACTGATCGCATGGGTCCAGTGCTCCTTTAGCGTAGAAGGGGGCGCGTCAGCACACGCGCTTCCCGATATTTGACCGGCATCACATCCCGGCCCGTCAAAGCATTCCAGAGGTCTTCCGCGTTGTTCGCCCGCTGGTCCGGCTCGTCGTCCGCGCCCGCCACATGCGCCAGTTCGTGCATCAGCACCGCGCCTTGGTCCGCGTCGTCCAGCCCGGGGTTCAGGCTGACCTGCTGCCCCGTCGGCGCGCGAAACGGCGACGCCGTCCCGTAGAGCGTCACGTCGGGGTAGTCTTGCGCCTCGTAGCCGCTGGAGGCTAGCTCCCCGCGTGCGCCCAGATCCGGGGCGGCGAGCACCTGCGACAGCCGCGCCTTCACTTCGGGCGTGGCATCAAGCACCCGCCGCGCCAGCTGCTGCAACGGCGTCGATCCCACCAGCATCGGGTCGGGCTGGAAGATCCCCGGCGCCACCGGGGGCGTCGGCAGCGCGTCCGGCTGCGAGGCCGCTGCGCGCTCGCTCGCCGGGCGATACTGCTGCGCGATGCGGCGCAACCATGCCGCCATCTGCGCGACCGCGTCGGGCGAGGGCTGCTCCGGCACCTACTTGCGTTCGGTCTTCTCTTCCGACTTGCTCTGCTTGCTCTTCGGTTCCGCGCGCTCTTCCGCCGCCTCGCGCTTCGCCGCGCTCGCGCTCTTCATCGGGGCGCTTTTCGCCATGGCTTACCTCTTCTTCGACGGGTGCAGGAACTTGCCGAGGTTACTGTGCGGATGCCGACGCGCGTTGTCGAGGCTCATCGCCACCGCCTGCTTCTGCGGATACCCGGCGTTCATGGCCTCTTTGATGTTGGTCGAGACAACCTTCTGCGACGATCCGGGTTTGAGCGGCATGACGCGCGCCACAATAGCACGTCTCACCGACGCCGCCGCACGCCCCCGAACCGCGACCCCGCCGCTGCCTGCACCCGCACGTCGGCCTCGTCGTAGTCTTTCGTCATCTGCTGCCGCAGCCGCGCCTGCGCCTTCTCCACGTTCACTTTCGTCGGCTGCGCCGGGCCATACGCCAGCACCACATACTCGATGCAATTCATCGCGTGGTCGTAGAACCCGTCCTTGCGCGCCCGCCGCGTGTTCGGCGACACCGCGTGCGCGATGCTCCGCTGGTCCCACGTATAGCCCGCCTCCAGCGCGTCGATGAAGTGCGTGCTCTCGATCACGCCCTCCGGCGCACTCATCCGCCACCGCTCCGGGTCCACCGTGAACGCTGGGCCTTGCTTGGTCAGCCGCTGCATGTAGCCCGCGAGATGCTGGATGCACCGGTCGCGCGCGTCAGGATGGTTCGCCCCCGCAATCGTGTAGAGGTTCACGCCATACTCGCGCAGCACGTCCGCTGCGCTGACCCGCGTGCCCTGCGAATTGTTCTGGTCCCCCGCCGGGTCGCCCGTGCTCCACACCTCGCACGGCAACTCGCGCTCGCCCAGCGGGTCCGGCTCGCCCCCGAACCAGATCACCCGCTGCGCCACCGCCATCGGCGCGAAGTCTTCGATGAACTGGTCCGTCCCCAGAATGCCGCCCAGCACGCGTAGCTCGCCCCACGGCAGCACCTGCGCCCACACGACACTCGGATGGGCGTGCCCGAAATCCCAGCCCTCCAGCAGCGGCACGTCGGGGTTCAGCCGCAACCGCTGCACATGGATCCGCGACTGGAACACCCCCGCGTAGACCGGCTTGCCCACAATCGGCAGGCCGCGCTTGCCCTCGATGAACCGCCGCCGCAGCGCGTGCCCCTCGGGATACGCCTGCTCCAGCGAGTCGATGTAGCGGTCCCCGAGGTTGTGCCGGTTGTCGTAGACGCTCGTTCGCAGGTAGAGGTGGCCCGGCGTCGTGTTGCGCTCGGGGAACTCCACCGCCAGCCAGTGCGTCAGCCCCGGCGGGTTCGGCGTCAGCAGCACCTGATGCGGATACCCCGGCTGCGACAGCCGCGTCGGCACGTAGTGCCGATACACATCCTCGGGCACCTCTTCGGGCTGGTCGATGCCCAGCACCGCCAACGTCAGCCCCGCCAGCTTGCCGTAGCGGCTCGTCTCCTCGGCGCCCTTCAGCGCCCGCAGGTAGACGCGCGACCCGGTCCCGACGACCTCGTCATACTCTTCGTCCGCGTGCCACTGCAGCCGGATGCCGTGCAGCGCGCACCAGTCGCGCCAGCGCGGCTTCAGCTGCGCGTCGAGCGCGTCCTGCGTCCACCGGCAGAGCGCGCAGTGGATGCCGGGGAAATCGACGCAGTAGGTCGCCACCTTCGCGACCAGCGGCGTCGTCTTGCCCGCCCGCACCGCGCCTTCCAGATCGACGTAGGGCCACGTCAGCGCCTCGGCCAGCAGGAACGCGCTTTGGACCGGGTTCCACCAGTCTTTCACCGTGGGCATCAGCGTCGGTCCAGCCACCACGAAAACGCGATGACCAGCAGCAGCAGCGCCAGCCACCAGACCACGCGCCGGGCGCTCACGCGCCGCCCAGCAGGTCGCGGATCTCCCGCACCAGCGCGCTGCTGTTCGCCGTCACCCCGTGGTCGCACAGCTGCAACATCGCGCAGTGCAGCAGCAGCGCGTAGCGCGCGTTGCGCCGCTCCAGCGTCTGCGCGTTCTCGCTCAACGCGAACTGCAGCACCGCCTGCACCGCCGCGTGGTCGTCCAGCACGTAGCGCCACCACTCCGGCTGCGGCGGGCGCGCTTCGGCGAAGTTCGGGTTGTAGTCGGTCGCCCGCAGCCGCCCGATCAGCGTCCGCACCGCCAGCGCCGTGCGGTCGTGATCGACCATGTCTACGCCGCTACCGCTTGGGGTCGTCATCCTTGGCCTCCAGTGTTCGGCTGCTGCCCACCTGCTTGGGCTGCGCCTGCGTCACGAACTCATACTCTGCCGCCGTCGAGAACACGTTCACAATCGTCGTCGGCGCGTGCTCCACCGGCCCCTCGTCGGCCTGCGCCACCTTCCCGAACCGCCGCTGCTCCAAGACCACCAGCGCCGCCTGCCGGTCCTGCGGCCTCAGCCGCTGCCACCGCGTCAGCCCGAAGAACTTCCGCACTTGCTCCGGCGACCCCGTCGCCAGCAGCGCCAGCGCCTCGATGATGCGCTCCCCGTTGGGCGCCCCCGTGTGCTTGTCGATCAGGTCGCCCACCGCCGTCGTCAGCGCCGCCACCTGCGCCACCGCCTTCGCGATGCTCCGCACGCGCGGCTTGCGAGGCTTCCGGTTCCGGTTGGGAAAGCGATCCGGCCCGCGCGTCCGCTTCACCGGCATCAGCGGCCTCGCTCCGTCTCCTGCGCGGGGGCAGGCGGAAGGGCGGCATCGAGGCCGCAGTTACACGGCCAGCCGTTCTGGTAGTGAATCGCACATGACGAGTTGTGTCGCCCATACTTCATCAGCGCCGCGTGCGCCGCGTCCCGTTGCTGCTCGGCCTGCTCAGCGCGGTCCTGTTCGTAGTGTCGTTGGCTCTGCAGCACGCCTACTGCGCCTTCCAGTTCCGAGACTCGCATTTCTGCGGCTTCCGCTGCGAGCCTGTCCTTGTAGAGTTTCAAGTCTGCCGCCAGCCGTGCGTTCTCCTGCTCGGCCTGTAAGCACCGCTCGCGCCAGTCACCAGCGGACACGCACGCCCACCTGCGACGGGCTGCTCACAATCTGCACGCGCTGCCCGCCCACCGCCATCAGCACCCCGCCGCCTGCGCTCGTCAGGATGCCAAACACCTGCAGCCCCGTGTTCGTCTTGCAGTCGGCGATGGGCATCCGCGTCACCGCCGGGTCCGTCCCGCATGGCGCGAGGTCGCGCCCCAGCCGCGTGTTCGGATCTTCCCGCGTCAGGTCGCTCTGCTGCGCCCACGTCAGCGACGCGATGATCGCGAGCGTCCCGCCCGCCACCAGCGTCGCCCCCGTCCAGAACAGCAGCGGCGAGTGCATCTCCGTCGTGTAGACCCGCACGGGCGTCGCATACTGCCGCCGCGCGCTGTCCAGCAGCGGCCCCGCACTGACCGGCGTCGCCAGCGTCAGCAGCACCAGTGTCGCCAGCCCTCGTCGCATCACGGCACCTCTCCGCTCGCGGCCACCGCGATGGTGAAGCCCGAGCCGCGCGCCTCGCGGAACAGCACGCCATCGACAAAGACCTGCACCGTCAGCGACCCGTCGATGAAGTTCGACACGGGTGTCTCAGCGGCGAGGTAGAGGAACGGGTGCAGGTCCGTCGTCGTGTAGCTGATCGCCCACGGCAGGTCCGTCCGCACTTGCGTCGTCCCCTGCGCCGAACTGAAGTAGGTAATCTCCGTCGCCGGGATGGTGCCGGTCACGCGGTAATCCACCCGGATCGTCCTCGGCACGGGCGCAGGCAGCGGCGTCGGCGCCGGGGTCACCGGATCCCGCAGCCCGCCCTGCCCGTCCGACGAGCACCCCAGCGCCAGTACGGCCAGCAGGACGAGCAGCGGCTTCATGCGGCGCATGGTAGCACTCACCGCCGCAGCGTCACGTCGATCAGCGCCAGCACCGTGTCCCGCCCCTCCTGATTCACCAGCGCCTCCCGTGCCCGCCCCAGCGCCGCCCGCAGCCGCCGGTTCTCCGTCTCGCCCTCGCTGTCGAACCCGTCCGGCGCCGACCGATACGCGCTGCTCGACACCGTCACCAGCCCCTCGCCCGGCAGCAGCAGCTGCAGCAGGTCCGGCAGCGCGCGGGGGTCGTGC